GGGGCAAGAGCTACTCACTGCTGATAATGCAGGCTATCTTCTTTCGGGAACTATGGAAATGGTATTTAAAGGGACACTCGCCTATGGCGTATGGTTACCAGCCGTTTCATAGAGGAATGCGACGTTTACAGGAAGACATCGAGAAAGCAGGTTACAAGATTAAAAGTAATCAACCTTTGCTATCACTCGATTTTTCTGAATACGACACTTCTATCCCACCATGGTTAATATTCACAGTTTACGACATACTAGCGGGATACTTAGATTTCTCTCGTTACAAGTACCATGGCAACCCAGATCCACAGAAAACATACAAGTTGTACCGCCGCCTCGGGCGCGAGTGCGTTGATACTACTTTCCGTATGCCTGATGGCTACGAATTTCAAAAGTTCGGCGGGGTTGACTCCGGATCATTGGATTTCCAACTGATCGAGTGTATATGTACATGGATCATGATTACGTACTCACTCAAAAAGATTGGCAGAAAGCCACTGTTCCTAACATGCTTAGGCGACGACTCACTTACATTAGTTGATGGTCAAACACCAGTTGACATGAAGTCGTTGGCACTAGTCATCGAACAAACCTTTGGAGTAAAAGTCAACACTGAGAAGAGCGGTCAAACAACAGACCTAACACAAGCCAAGTTCCTCGGACGGTATTGTGTAAGCGGTCAGCCAAAGAAGCTACTGGCAGACGTAGTCCTAGCGGCACTACTTCCGTCAAGAACCGACTCAACTCCAATCGATGCAGCAGAACGAATCATAGCGCTAGCTTACGATTCAGGAGGCACAAGCGAACCTATTACTAGATTCCTATCTAGATGTTTTCACGAAGTTGCTAAAGATTTAGTACTACTCGGCTACAATACGATAGAACATCAATGGTCACGCCGTTGGTCGAAGAAATTCACCATGTGGGGCATGAAGAGACCACCGCAATTCAGATTTCCAACCTGGGAGGATCTGTTCATACTTACGAATACAAGCGTCGCAAATGAAAAGCGAACAATATTGTTTCTGTAAATAAACCACCCAAAT